GTAGCTATTCGCGCCGTCCTCGACCATTGAGTTGACATGATAGCCAACAGAAATGTTGCTTCTGATACCGTCCACAACATCTTCGAACACATCTTTGGCAAGCCCATTTCTTCCGAAACGAACCGTCGCACGCAAACGGCGTGCCGAGCCATCGAGGCGAACATCCTCTACTACACCAATCTGCTGGCGTGGATCGTGATCCAGCAACAGTGGCATAGTGCCTGAGCGCGCAAAGCTGAGATCGATGCTGCGCTCATCGTGATCTAATACTTCTGTCCCGAAGCTGCGCTCAACAGGCTCTTCGCTAGATACAGCGATTTGAACCGTGCGCTTCTCTTCGTCTACTACCTTTGTGTCAAACATCATGCCGCGAGTTTCCATTTTCTCACGATCAAAACGCTCTTTATCTTTGTATCCGCGCTCTGCTGTTTTAGTCAGCGTGGAAAAGCGATGCCCAACCATGCGGCCTGAAGCCTCATAGCCATCCTCGCCCTCGCGGTACACTTCAATCAACGCAGCAGGATCATCCGCATCCCCGTTGATCGTAAAGTCACTATCTGGAACGTCGATAGAACCATCACGCTCTATACGCTCAACCTTGCCATAGGCTTCCCCACCTGAACTATCCCAGCTAACAAAATCGCCAACGCTTAGTCCATCTGGTTCTGCACGAACTTCATCAGTCATTGTTTCATCCTCAATATCTGCCGATATTGTATCAGATTTATCCATATCTTGCATAGAGCGTTCCTTTTCTAAGCGTTCTGCGATCCTTTTGCTAAACGAGTAGCCCGCGTTGCCACCCCACAAATCCCACGCAATGCGCCAAGCTGTAGGCCCGCCATCAGGCTCTTTTGCTGAGTAATGCTTGGCTTTGTTGTTCTCATGTCGGCTAAAGAACGAGTACATCCGCTTAACTGTGTCGTCAGACAAGTTAGAGCGGTTGGCAATGTCACGCGCACGCGCAACTCCGACTGCCGTACCACCACGACCATATTCCTTACGCCATTCAAGCGCACGTTTGGCGGCTGTCACCATTCCATCAGTCGGCTTGTTCGACATCTTCACCCTCCGCTGGAACTGGCAACTTATCGCCAAACGGCTGATAAGCCATACTTAGACCAAACTCATCGGCCATTTCCTTGTCACGCTGAATTTGTGCAAATGTATCTTCAGCGTCACGACCATAGTTAGCGGCAATGTCTGAATGAGAAATGATGCCGTTCTGCAAGCCTACAACCGCAGCATTCATCTCTTTTAGCGGATCAACCCACTGGAAGCCGCGACCACGCCAAGTTACGTCCTGCGTAAACTTGAACATCTTAGTGTCACCGTTGATCGGAATGTAGCCAAAGCTCATCACATGCTCCAACCACATGCGATAAAACGGGTCAAGGAAGTGGTCGATCATAAAACGATGTAAGGTTTTGTAGAAGTCACGCTCTTCTAGTGCGCCCTGACGGATCGAAGAATAGCTAGTTCCCTCAAGATCATTCGCCAACGACGTATAGCTAACTCCAAGACCACCCGCGATCCCGCGCAGGATAGACTTCTCAAAGTCAGCAAAAGCAGAGGTTGGGTGTGTCGGATCAAAGGGAGTAAACGACACACCCGCTGGGAGTTGGTGGAACGTCCCAGCTTCAGCGTCGTACAGCGGAACGACGCTATCTTCATCATCATAACCGTCAGCGGTGAAACCATCGCCTGCGGGTGACGTAAAGAAACCCATCTTTGCGGCACCAGTACGTGCAGCAATTAGTTCCGCTTCCCGATAACCGTGAAGCATTTTAAGTGACGTAATAGCAGCAGATGACCAAGGCACTCCGCGAGTTTGCCCTGCGCGCTCTGGCCTAAAGATATGCATCATTTCTTCTGCTGGAATTACGTCATACTTCCGCTGATTGGCTGGAAGCATATAGTCATAATCACCTTTGTGATATGTCAAAACATGGTAAGCGACAGGACGCTTCGTGCGATTGTCTAACTCTACTCCCATGCGAATTTGATTGCCGTTTGGCGCTAGTTCATTCTTCTCTTCGTCAACGCGGTCAGGCTCAATAACCTGAACGGCAATTCCGTGTCGCAAATAGTTGCCTTTTACGACCTGAAGAAACACTTCACCATCACGCGCCATCCCCGTGATAATGTGGTTGCACAAGTCAACCATTGACATGCGACCATCTACAGTCGGCCCACCCATACGGGAAAATTCGCGCCATGCGCTCTCAACGATATTATTCCCAGCGCGATCTAAGCGATTGTCTGGATTACGTCCACGAACCTGTACGTTAAATCCGTTCTCTCCGACAACATTAACGCGAAGAAGCTGAAGATAACGACGGAAATATTCATTATTTCGCTCAAGGTCACGACTACGATTTCTAATATCACGTAAAGCCCAGCGTATCTCACTATCTGCGCTCCTGTTAGAACCAGTAAAGTCGCTGAATAAGCGACCCTTAGCTGCTGCTGCATAATTTCGTTTTCTCAGCGGCTTTTGCGCACGCTTGAAGATGTCCATAATGCCCATCAGCTAAACCTCACTTTTACTGTGTGATGCGTGGTTTTTCCTAACTTGATCCGCTCTAACTGCTTGTGACGGTTCACTTTCGCCTCATACTGGTCATGCAAGTCTTGTAGCTCTTGATAACTGTATTTAGTCAGTGAACGTCCAGCAATACTGTAGCTGGAAACATCCGCATCAGCCTTGCCAAGCAGAATAGTCTCAATCTTGGCAAGCATCTTTTCTTCAAATAGGCGCGGGTCAGCTTGGTTGTCGTCAAGATCAACAACGGCAGTGAACGCGCCACGATCAACCACAATGCGATCACCTGTGGACGTTTTAGTTACCTCAAGCTGCCAGTGGTAGTATCCAGCGGCAAATTCTGCTGATGTCGCGCTATCTACGCTGATAAGATATGTGCCGCCCGTTTCCGTTGCAGCAACCTTAATCTCGTTAGACCCGCCGCCAGTGATCCTAGCTACATATTCGACGGAATATTCAGATAAGGGATAATCGTCTACTAGATCGCTTCTCTTCCATTGAATGAAGTCACCTACCACGATCTCAGTTGGTTCGCCTTCCTTGGCCTGATCCGCGTCAAATAAATTCGCCATCACGTATATCCATGCACAAAACTGTTTCGACGCGGCACTGCTGGACGCCGACTGGGGGTGGGTTTGCCCGATTGTACCCTATTTTGTGCCTGTTTGTACAGCACCTCAGTATTGACATTCAATATTGATAGTGCCGCAGTCGCATACACACGGCAATCCAATGCTTCGTTGCGCTGTCTAATCTTGACCCACTCTCTTCTGGGGCGACCCTTAAAATACTTCACCACGCGCTTTTCAGCCGTCAACATCCTAAAGTATTCCTCGTGTCTGCCCGTGGGAAAATGACAATACCCTTCTCCCTCGTCTTTAATCTTCAACCTAGCATACACTAATTCCTTTGCAGTATCTACGCCTACTGGGAACAGGTTAATCTTGCCGATATTGTTTTTTGTCGGCCTGCCTGCAATTGGCTTGCCTTCACCACCAATACCCTTGATCGCAAAGATGCGCTTGCCCGCTCTTGGCCTAACATAATTATAAACTTGCTGAGTATAGTGACCGCCGCTGTCGATACAGGCTGATCTAATAATCATCTCGCCTTGCGTACTATGTACGAACTTTTGCTGTAACACGTTGTCCAGTTCGTGCCATAACTCGACGCTGGATGGATCGCCATAGATCGTATTGTAGTCAATTGACCAGCTTTCGTCACCACGACCCCATCCTACGATCTCATACTCTAATCGGTCATCCTGAACGTCAACGCCAGCAGTAATGAGCAAGATTTCACTGTCTAATTCGTCGCCAAAGTCCTCGCGGCGCTCAATTAGGTCATATTCGTCAAGAGTTTCGCCTTGATCGACCCATGTTTCGCCCAAAGTAGTGTTTACCCACGTTTTTAGCCGCATAGGATCGCGTTTTGACGCTAAAAAGTCTGTAACGACGTCTTGCAGGCTCGTCCAAGGCGAATAAAGCGCGGAAATATGAAAACCCGCTGTTTTTCCATCTCCTGAACCTGTTTTTACCCATTCACCCTTCCGAATTGCCCTAAATCGCTCCGCATCACCCAATCCGCAGCCGCATTCGTCGCAAATGTACTCAGCAGTATGCGGCTTTCCGTCATCCCAGCGCACGTTAGCCCACTTCAGCTCCAGTTTAGCATCACAGTGAGGACAAGGCACCATAAATTTGCGCTTATCGCTCTCTTCGTATGCCGCCTCAATCCGCGAAGCACCCTGTTCAGTTGGCGTGCTAACCAAGATAATCTTTTTGTTGAAGAATGTCGTCGCACGCTTCTTTGCAAGCGACACTGGGTCGCCCTCAGTGCCAGCAGATATAGGATAGCGATCCACCTCATCGCATAAAATCAGCCGACAAGGCCGCGAAGCCAAGCTAGACGGCGAATTTGCACCACATGCAGTGATGTGACCGCCAGCAAATACCTTGTGCAATGTCGTGTTGCCGCTGCTTCGGCTCTTCGGATCACCGATTTTGTCCCACAAGACTTGCGTGTCGCGGATCGCGGGAGCAAGCCTGTCCTTACTCCATGTCTGCGCCATCTCCAAAGTGGGTTGAACAACCAGCATAGGCGCTGGGTCTTGGTGTATGTGAAAGCCGACAACATTATTGATAAGCTCAGTCTTGCCGATCTGCGCGGCAGTCATCAGCACAACTGTCTCAATATCAGGATCGCTGATGGCATCCATCATGCCACGCTGATATTCGGCACGCGCAGTAGACCATTTGCCCGCTTCAGCAGAACTTTCTGACGATAATTGACGAAACTGATCGGCCCATTCACTTACTGTTAGCTTTGGCGGTGGAGCCATCGTCTTGCGTAACGTCGCCGTCAGCCTGCGATCCAGCTTCCTCTTGTTCGTCGTCTTGATCGTATCCAACCAACTCACTTAATGCTTCCTCTATCGCAGCTTCCATGATTGACTTAGCTTCCTTAACGTCAGCAGCAGCATGAACTTCCGCAGCAATCTTGGTAGGTGCAGCTAGTAATTTAGTTTTACACTTAATTAGCTGTTTCTCAAAACGCTTTACGATGTGGTCAATGTAAACCAACTCGCCACGCTCAATCATATTTTCCATTTCTTTGGCGTCTGCCTGCTCTTTAGCTAGACGCGCCCGCTCTTCCTGCAAGTTCAGTTCGCCTGAATATCTGCCAGCAGCCATCTCGCGTAGGTGCGATATGTAGTCCAAGCGGGCTTGGCGCAGATCATAACCCTTGCCGTTTACGCGGGTCAGCACGCTTTT